GCAACTTGACACAACCGCAGCCAAACAACCAGCCAACGCCATACCAATGTATTGCACGTTAAAAACTTGGCAATTGGTGATGTGCAAGTCGTTAACCTTGCCAAACGACACCAACTCAGCCGTGCGCGAGCCTAAGTTATTGCCGTCAAAGCGGATATTGCTGACGCTAATACCAACGTCTGTGTAAGCGTAAGCCGTGCCAGATTGATTGGCGTTCTTCAAAAGCGCTGTTGACGTGCCAAGCGTGCCTTTGGCTTTGATAATGGACGTGGTGGGTGAGTCGCCGTACAGGTTTGTGCCGCTGTAAATCGTCAGGCCCGTGCAAAGGTATGTGCCGTTTGGAACATACAAAGACTTGCCAGCAGCCGCTGTCAGCGCGTTTTGGAATGCGGTGGTGTCGTCTGTTGTGCCGTCGCCTGTGGCGCCAAAGTCTTTGACGCTGAGTGTCTGGCGAAGTTTGGCCTGTACAGTCGTGGTAACCGCGCCAGTGCCAGACGGTGAGTAACCCACCAAAGACGAGCCAGAAGCACCCGCTAAAGACGCAATGAACGCATCGACAGATGTAATGTTGTCAACTGTCCAAAGTTCGGTGTCTGTGGATGTGGCCAGTTTGAACTTGTACGCTGCCGAGCCAATCCACACGCTAGCTTCGCCACGCGAATCTAGGATGACGGGGTTGGTGTTAGCCGTTGCACCCGTTGAATCGGTGTATGTAACTAGGGGCGTTGTCGTGCCAGCCGCATAAGTGTAAAGTTTGCCACCAACTAGCAAGTCACCGCTAGACGCAAAGAACTGTAGTTTTGGGCTGGGGGATAGCATTGTGGTCATGTTTTTCCTTAAAGTGCGGCGATGACAAAAGCCAATAATTCTTCGTAACGCACGCCTAAACGAGTCTGAGAATTTCCATCTAGTGTATTCCATGTGTCGCTACAAAACAAACCATATTTATAGGGATCCAAGCCTTCCGCAACAAAAGCGTCATGGACATCTTGTGCGATCACACCAACGTGGATTCGCGCTCCGTCGCCCTTTTTGGCAACTGAATCATTGAACTTGAACTTGCGAATTAAGCCCTTGATGCGTCTGGCCACGGCCAACTCGGCGGCGTCCAGTTCAGCAATCTGTTGCTTTTCAGTGCGGTCTGAAGTCTGGATTGTGCCATTGACCGCATAGACTGCCGTCCAGCGCTGTGGGCCAGTGCCAAGGCTGTATGTTGCGTCAGCAAACGGGCGCCAAGAAACTGTGTCACCCACATAACGAGCCGTGCCAGGGTAACTTGCACCGCTTGCCAGAACCACACCATTAGCGCCGCCAACAACGGCGTAGGCACTGTCTTCGCCAAGGTAGGCGTTACTGGCAGAAGACCCGTCAGTTGTGGCGTAAGTAATGCCACGGAACTGACTGGTGTAACTGGTAAATGACTTCTGGCCGCTGATTGTCTGTGCGTCAGTGGTTGTGACAATGCCAGCGCCGGTCAATGACGACGCGCCAGTGCCACCATTGGCCGCAGGCAAAGTGCCCGTCACGTTGGTGGCAAGATTGACAAATGTAGTTGAGGTGCTTCCAGTACCACCGTAAGCTGTGCCAATGACCGAGCCGTTCCATGTACCGCTGGTGACCGTACCGCTGACCGCCAAGTTGACGGTGTGCATACTGCTCCAGCGTTGGCTACCTGTGCCGCAACTGTATGTGGCATCGACAAACGGGCGCCAAGACACGGAGTCGCCAACGTAACGGCCAGTGCCAGGGAAAGTTGCACCGCTAGCCAAGACAACGCCGTTGACCCCGCCAATTGTTGCGTAAGCACCGTTCTCGCCAAAATAAGCATTGCTGCCCGAGCCGCCATCTGAAGTAGCATAAGTAAGGCCAAGGAACTGGTTGGTGTAACTGGTAAAGGACTTTTGGCCAGTAATAGTTTGAGTGCCTGACAGCGTGACAATACCCGCACCCGCCAAAGAACTTGAGCCTGTACCGCCATTGGCCACTGGCAAAATGCCGGTCACATTGGTAGCAAGATTGACAAACGTGGTGGACGTGCTTCCAGTGCCACCATTGGCCACAGGAAGCGCTGTTCCGCTGTAGTCAATAGCAATAGTGCCTGACGTGGTAATAGGCACGCCTGCGACGTTTAAGAACGATGGGACTGTGGCATTGACGCTAGTGACCGTGCCGGCGCCAGACGTGTCAACCATGGTTTGTATGATAGGCGGGTCAATGCCAAAGTTACCAACAGGCTGCGCCAAAGGCGTCAACGCAATGTTGCTAAAGTAGTCAGGTGAAGAAATTGGCTGTACAGGCGGCGTTAAGCCAAAGGCTTGTATCAAAGCCAACTCAACTAAGTTTTGCGGTTGACCGGCTGGTGGGCCAACTTGGATGTCATCCAAAGTAATCTGGTTGTTGCCACTGCCCGTTAGCGTAAACAAGTTTAAAAGGAAGCGATACCATTCACGCGAAATCAAGCCCGTGTTGGGGTCAATAAAAGGAACCCGTAAGGCAGGGATTTGCGTGACATTAAGCATTGGTTGCGCTCGCGTGAAGTTCAGCGCCCATGATGGCAATCTTGATTGGGTCAGTGCCTGACAACTCGTAAACCCTGTCGCGCAGTTTGAGCGTCATGCCAAGCCGGCGCCAAAAGATACGAGTGCCGTAAGCACCCACAGCACCGCCGCCAGCCCAATGTTCGTTTGACCATGTGTGGCCACCGTCGTCTGACCAACGCAACATAAACTCAGGCGCTTTGTTAACGGTCGCTGTGCCTGCGGTTTCGTCAATCAGATATTGATTGTCTTCAGTGATCAGAAAGTCACCCGCCTCAGTAATAAGGTATTGAGCAACGGCTGCAGAAGTGCCAACTAAAAAATGGCCAGCTTGGGCGTCTAGTTGCAAGGTGTGATGCGCTGAACGGTTAAGGTTGTTCTGCCCTGTCGGTAGCGCACGCCATGAGCGTAGCCACTTTTGAATCTGACCATCATCTGAGTAAAGATCAAGGTCAAACGCATAGATGTTGCCGTTGGCATAGTCGCCAACAATCACTTCACTGTTAAACGCCATCTGGCAGTTTGACCAGTGGCGTGTGAAGTAACCGTCGTCAAAGCCTGCACGCTCATGCCAAGCCTGTGTGGCCACGTCATACACCCAAGTGGCGTTGGCTGACGGGAAAGTCAGTACATAAAAGGCATGGCCGTCTTGCTGGTATGTGTAGGCAATGGCATCTGAGATGTTGCCGTAGTCTTGAATCTGCCACTCAATAGCATGGGTAGAAACCCTAACACCCGTGTAACCATTGGCGCGGTAAACAATACCACGGCCACGGGCGTCAGCACCAAGCCAAAACAGGCCGTTGTCAAGTTTGGCAATTGAGTAAGGGGCAATGCAACCAATCTCATTAAAAGCGCCTTGGATGCGCTGTAATGGGAAATCAGGCGTGCCTGCGTCGTACCAGACTTCAACCGAGTTTGTGCCAAACAGCCAAGCCTCGCGGTGATCCACAATCAGCGCAACTAAACCGTCTGGCGCACCTTCAGCGCTTGCAAAATCAAGCGGGTCAACGGACGTGCCGTCTAACAAACTAGTCACCCAAACTTGTTGGCTGTTTGGTGGGTTAAAAACAAAGTAACCATCAAGATAACCCACCGTCACGGCGCCTGGGAAGTCAGGGTCAGAGATTTGCACAAACACGCCAGTTTGCGTGTTGTAGATAAAACCGCTTGGGTTGCAAGCAATAAAGATTTGAACGCCGTTGTCAGCCATGCTGACGGGGCCAGTGCCGTTAACCGTGCCGACCGCCGTGTATGTCCAGTCTTTGTTAATCTGGTAAAACGTCTGATCAGACACGGCATAACCGTATTCACCAAGAGTCCACAGGCCGCGAACGGGCCCAGCGCCTACAGTGGCCAGTTTACGAAGGCCAGGCGCCCGTTGAAGATACGCCGCTTCTTTGCCGCCCTCGGGAATAGCCTCTGGAAACAGATTGACCATGCGGTTGTCGGCAGCGTTGACGCTGCGGGCAACGTAACTGCTGCCAAGAATCGGCGTCTTCATTAGTAGTTACCCGCATATATGTTAAAGCGCTGACGGTTGGCCACCAAGGCGTAAGGCAATGCCATCACGTCATCTGGGTTGTTGATGCGCTTCAAGTTGCGCTTAGAAGTCATGGAAATGCGCTGCACTTGTGGGCTTGGCTCAACGCCAAACTCGGGGGCAAATTCCATGGCCAAGTTGTAAGTGAACGCACGCAAGTAGCCTGGCGGGAAGTTCAGTTGCGTGTCAAGCGTTGCCGGCTGGGTCAACTCTTGCACCGACACAATGTGCCACTCCAACACTTGCGTGGGCTTGGGGTAGACCGTCATCGTAATGTTGGGGAAAGTCATGTTTACAAACATAACTTGCGGGAATGTAGACGTAACGGTCTTAACAGCAATACCGTTGTACTGCTGTTGGTTAATCATTTTGATGCCATACGACACGCCACTAGGCGCTTTAAAGTATGTTGCATCATCTACCAATACGGGGCGGTTGCCAACAAAATCGCCTGTAGGGCCAAGCGTGCGGGTAATTTCGCTAGATGGCCAACTGTATACTTGATCTTGAGTGCAAAACACTGACAAACGCTCAGTGTTCCAACTGTCAATCATCTGGTTCATCGCCATCAAGGCGTCGTTGGACATGGATGCAGAAGGCGTCTCGCCTTCGGCCAGTATACCTAGCAGTCGCAATGCTCGGTTGATTTGCTCGCCAGCGGTATACGTTGCCATGTTCAGACTCCTTCGATTATTTCCTCTACCGGCTTAGACCGGCGGCGCTTAATCTCCAATGTATTTACTGGAGCCACCTGAACAGGCGTGTCTGGATTGTAGCGCGTCCAGCCATTATTTTCATCTGCTACGGCTTCAAGTTCCATTGTTGCAATTTTGGCGCCGTGGACAGGGTGAATCATTGTAATGTTCATATTAGAAAGGGGGTGATTAGCCCCCTTTTGGTTTAAGCCAACAAGCCAAGAGCCTGAAGTTTAGTTTCCAATTGTGTTACACGGGCTTGCAAGTTTGCAATCACTGACAACACTGAATTACCCTCATCTTTGGTAACAAAACCAAATGGGGTTGTTGAAGTCAAGTCTTGAATTGCAAAGTCTGGCGTGCCAGGTGCAGTGGACGTGATTGTAGTTAAGGCAGCAGTGTTGGCCGCAGGCTTAGTTGTCGGAGTAGTTCCGAAAAACCCTGCAGTGCCACCAGATTTGCCCATAATTGCGCCATCAAGTTGCGCGTCTTCAAACGCAACACCTACAGCAATAGTATTTGGCATGATTGTTTCCTTTAAAAATGGGAGCCGAAGCCCCCATTTAGGTTTAGGCTGTTTTGTAAACAGACCAAGCAGCATCACCAGTTTTACGGAATGTA